GGTCATTCCAGCCTGTCGATGCTGGAGAAGCACTATGCCAAAGCAGTACGTCTGGCTGCCAGTAAGCATCAGGACTACGATTTCAACCAGGCACTGACCCTAGCACGGGAACGAAACGGCACATAGTAAGCCGTGTGCCATTTGTGTGCCGTTTTTTGACACACGATAAGACATTCTGAGACACTAACTCTATGCCAAAACCAAGCTACGTTATTGAAAAGCCAGCAAAAACGGGGCGTTCAAGGCCCCGTTCCAAAACAAGAATTCAGTTCGATCTTCGCTAAATTCCTGCTGTTTTTTCAATGACTTAGAAAGGTACACATTTCCGTGTGCCGTTTATGTGTCTTTTTGCTTCTTTTCCTGAATCTGACGAATGATCCCCTCGGCAGCCCCACAGCCAAAGTAGAACGTCAGGATCACCCCAACCGGATACGCCAGAGCATCGTTGTTCATTTCGATCAACACCCGGGCCGCTTCATCGACCCGTTTGCCCAATACCGGTTCAAGCCAACCAACGATGGCCAACTGCAAACCCGCCACAATATGCAACAACATAAACGGTGTGGTCATCAGTAGTGCCAGCCAACGCTGCGCAATCTTGAAAGGCTCATAGGCTTTCAACAGTCTCAGTTTCCATTCTGCCTTTTCCTCATTCGTAAAGAATAAAGCGTCACCGGCTGCAATCCCGGCATCGATTACCTGAGTACTGCCAAACAGTTTTTTCCATATTCCAACCATAGGTTTCTCCTGTTTTAAAACAGGGAGCTTAACCTTGGTTTTTGTTTATTTCTGATAATGAGGAACATCATGTTCAAAACCCGCGAACACCTAAAAGACTGTGCCGCTAAATTGATTGAACTCGAACAATTGGAGGAGTTGGTTATGCAAATTGATAACGCCAAATTTCTCAAGGTTAGCTTCCTTTTCGATACCAAAACAACCAACAACATCATGGCAACCAGTAAAGAAGATCCTTCAGTCATCCAAGCCATTAAACAGGGTTTACTCACCCGAATGGATACCTTGAGAAAACGTCTTTACAGTGATGGAGTAGATGTAACCGTATGAAACGTCCTCATGTTGTAAATCGTGAATTGCACGAACTGACTTCTGTCTGCCCTGATTACGGTAAGTCCAATACTGAAATGTATATTAAGGCATTGGAGAAAGAGCTGTCTGAAACCAAGCATAAACTGGCTTGCACTGAGATAACCCTCAATACCGTCCGTTCCATGTTCCGTACTTACCGCAACACCATCCGTCAGTACTTGGAAGAAAGCTATGACGCTCAGAGAAGAGTTTGAAGTTTGGGCCTCAGAAGCACCTCGCGGTTGGAAAGTAGACCGCTTGGGTGCCGATGCCAAATGGCCCTATCAGTACCGTGTCTGGTACGTCCAAAATGCCTGGGAATCCTGGCAGGCAGCACATGCACGGCATGTGAAGCTGCTGGATAAAGTTCACCAGGAACTGCAGTACCTGAACCCCAATAGATCCACCCGTGCCTACCTCGTTGGTGCATTGGCTCAGCTCATGCACAAGGTAGGGCACAGTCTTTCAAAGGATGCTGTATGAGCCATGCAGAAGGCGCCCGTATCCGGGCCGAGAAACGTAAGCAACAGACCCAGGCACGTTGGGAAGCTGTTGTTGATCAGATCACACAGGATGTTCTGGCTACTGAGCTGACCATCCGTGAGATCGGTAAGAAGTACAAGTTCGATGCCAAACGTGTTGGCGACTACGCTGAGTCCCTTGGTATAGACACTGCCAAGAGGGGCCGTATTGTCTCCTCCAAGAAGAAAACCAGTACTGCTGATACCAAGTATGCCTCTGTCCGAGAACCCTTCCTGGAGGCTGTCAGGACCACTACGACACCCTTGATTTATTTACTCAAGGAGTTTGGTATTCCCCAGAAGGTTGCCCATCGCTTTGCACAGGAAGCCGGTATCAATCTCCGTAACCGTGGCAAGCAAATGCTCACCAAAGCCGGTAAACGGGAATTTCACCGTGATGATGGTTTAAACCATCTGGATGAACATGAACGGGTATCCCCGTTAAGCAAGAAGCTACTGGCTATGCCGTGGGTCAAAACCCCTTCAAACCAGCGATATCATTTCCATATTTGAGTGAGGTAAAAATGACAACCCCTATGTTCCGTGTTGGTGACTTCGTTACCTGGACCAGTCAATCTCAAGGCAGCACCAAAACCGGTAAAGTCGTTGCCAATGCTTTGGTAGCAGATGGTATACGCCCGGGTGAATACGCTGATCTGCACTTTCCTGAACACCGTCTGATGTTTGATGGGTGGAACTGGGAAACCAATGGTGTACTGGTAGAAGTGTATGACGGTAAAACAACCCGAGCCAAGCCCAAGCTGTATATGCCGAAAGTGAAAAACCTGAAGCCTATCCCGACTATTGGTGATGAATAAAAGAAAAGGGGCCAATCGGCCCCTTTGAGTTAAGCTATTTCGAACCAGGTTCCATCTGGCTTCCCGATTTTCAACCAGGTGTACGGTAGGTCTTCCTGTCGCATGACCCATTTGTAACGGTTGTCGAGAATCCAGCCGCCCACATGAAGGACAAGATGGCCACCACCGTCTTCGGTTTTACAGAACACCAGATCGGCGTGGATACCTTGTTCCGCTAACCGGTCCCGACACCACAGGGTGAAGTCTTCGCAATCCCCGACCAGATCGGTAGTCCAGTATTCATTGAGACCATACTGATCCTTGTCGTACATATACACATGCTGTGAATGGGCAGCATCCAGCACCTTCTGCAAAGTATCCTTCAGCATCGTCCACCCCGCTTGCGGTATTCGATACAACCAAAGGGCGGTGAGGTTTCAACACCAGGTTGTAACGGTGTGGGCGATGTAGCTGAACAGGCCGCCAAGAACAGTACAAGCACAGGCACCAGTAACAGCGCCCATGCTAGAGTGAGGAGAGTACTACGCTTGATTTTCATCGGGCCACACTACCATCTCTGGCTCATCTGATTCAGCAAACTGCACCATCATCTATTGATCCACCCGTCGGCTAGCTGCTTTGCCAACGTCCGTATTTCTTGGTGGTCTGTTGCGTCAGTACCGCCATTCTGAATCGCCGCCAGTTCAGCACCGTAAGTTGGGTAACGAGTCTGCATGATTGCTTCGATGATTGTGTCACGGTCTGCCAGCCTATCCACGCAGGCAGTCGTATAAACGTGGATCTGTTCTTCCGAGTCATCGGTAGCCATGGTTTCAACTTTATGGTTGAAGTTAATCCGGAGTTTGCGACCCATGACTTGATAAGTCTGTAGTTCAATAGGGGACTGCGTTATCGGTCTATGCATATTCAAGTACCTTCTTTGCGGGCTGCCAAAGCCCTCTGTTATTTAACGGTTTTATCCAACCCCAGTAAGACAATAAGCTGAATACAAACCCCTCTGAAACACAATACAAGTAACGCTCTTTAATTGCTGAACGTAGGCGCAACTTTGTTGTGTAAAAAACGTAGCCACAAAAATCCAGCCCATTATCAATTAACGAACGGACTACCCAAGTTGGTTTTATTTTTAAACCTAAGCCTTCAACGACTCGCGTAATTCTTACTCTTGCAGAGTGCAACCATTTTTTACATGTACCTAAGACTACAATATCGTCGCAATATCTAAAGTAGCTCTTTGCTTTTAGGTTTTGCTTTGCAAACCAATCAACAACAGACAACACCAAATTACCCAGTATTTGGGATATGTAGTTACCAATAGGTAAACCTTTAACGCTGTCAATGATGTTGTACAAGAGCTTTAAGGTCTCCTTACACTTTATAAAACGGCGAACTACCCATTTCACAACACTGTTCTTTATTGAGGGGTAAAACTTTTTCACGTCCATTTGCAAGTAATAGCGGGGCCTCTCGTCTTTGATTTTCTTGCTTACCCTACGGCGAGCATCAGATGTACCACGCCCTTTTAAAGACTGGAAGGTGTCTCGTATTAACGATCTCTGCCATCGCTCACCCACAACTTGCATTATGGCGTGGTGTACAATTCTATCGGGATAGTAAGGGAGTACGTGTATAGTTCTTACCTTTCTACCTTCCCGACGTTTCTTCACAGTATATTCAGATGTTGTAAAACGCCCTTGGATTAGATCACCCTGAAGCTGTGCAATCCTAAGATCTACATTCTGGTTTACCCAGATCACTTCGTCGTAATGCCCTTTACCTTTTGAAGCGTTTTTGTGCGCTTCCTTTAAGTTTTCAAAGGACACAATCTTATCGAAAACATTGCCAAGTCTTTTCATAAGCATTCCCTAATGCTATACAGCGCCCAAGCTTTTCGCCGTAACTACTAGGCTCTTATGGGATGCGTTTCTGCCATTCCGGCAAGACGGGTAGTTTTCCTTAAACTTTATAGCAAGCTGCCTGGCGATATTCCGATTCCGATTGCCTGACCCATTGTTCACATTCACGTAAGAAGGGCTGTCATTCGTACCATTCGTCGTATTGCTGCCTACATGGGCTATCTGCTAATTCCTTTTACAAACTACCTAGCCTTTCATTCTGTATAGGCATTACCTCCTTTAGTTAGTTGATTTAAGGGCGCTATTATAGCGCCCTGTTGCTTAGGGTTTCCCAGAAAAAGCAAGCCGCCCGGCGAAACTCCGATACCGACTGCCCGACCCAACGCTCACAGTCACGCAAGAAGGGCCGTCAATCGCACCATCCGCCGCATGGCCGCCCACAAGGGCCATCCGCCAACCAGGATTTTGCCAATAATAGTCAGCAAACGCAGTGGTTGAATTGCCGCTGGTATCCGAAGGTACGTCACCGAGGGTTTCATGCTGCACATTGCGGATGTAACCATTTGACGATGGTGCTGCTTCACCGAGTTGGTTGTATCCGGTTGTTGTGTCATCCGCGAACGTGGCCGGATCATTGCTGATATACCAGATCCAGTCATTCACGTTGAAACCATCAACAAACTGCCATGCGTTACCCCAGAAGTTCTCTATGCCCCGGTAACTCATCCAGGCAGTGTCACGGGTGGAACTACCCACACCACCGCTGCCGTTACCGATGATGTTGGATTTGCCTGCAGCCGAGTGAGGTGAGTCGGACTGGTTAATGGACGAACTCGGGTAACCGGAACTCACACTACTATTACCAGCCGCCAGCAACGCCTGACCATCGAATCCGCCGTACTCAACGAAGAACAGCAGCTTGATCAGATTCCATTGCCAGAACGTCCACTGGTGCCAGCCCGCACCACGGTTACTAGCCAACTGACGCATCTGAGCACGGGTAACGCCGACCATGGGATAACGGCCTGAAACAGACGCCAGGATGTCGCTTGTATAGTCAACGCGACTATCGTTGTTATCGAGGTTCAGACCGTCAATATACTGGGAGGCAGTAGTGTCATAGACACTGGCTTGGTAGGCACCAACGTATGTCGCTTCCCGTTCTTCGGTGATTTTGGTGCAGTGCCACATCTGCACTTCTGGATCGTACTGCCAACCTGTACCTGCTTTCACAAATGCCGGGTGTAGCACAAACCCAGAACGTGGGTATTCACTGATTTCCCGCTTTACTTCTCCGTTAAACAGCTTACTGATTCGAACATA